TTTTCTTTTTTGTAATCTAAATTTCTAATCATTTGTTGGAACTCGTCATGCAAATTAACTCGCGAAGGGAATATTTTACCTAGAACACATTTGTTACTAGGGTTCCAATTCATTCCTGCTGCAAGACAATTTACTCCATCGTCGTCTTGTAAATAGTCTATAAAGTTTTTATTATATATACTAGAAAAATAAACTCCTTGCGTTTGAAGATTGCCTAGGTTAGTAAATTCAGAAACATAAGACGTTTCGCTTATCTTGCGCCAATATTCTGTATCGTTCCTGTGACTTAACGCATAGTGCATACTTACAAAATGTGCCCAATAGTTAAATAAATCTTCACAAACAATGTTAAATTCATCGCGATCCCATTGACTGTATGCATTACTTCTTACTAGCATTTTTGTTAAGCTAGTTGCAAACTCGTGCGTAATAGCAAGACCTGATGATTCTAATGGTTCAACAAACGCAGCACTTAGGCCAATAGCAACTACATTTTTAACCCATAATTTTTCGTGTATACCTGTACGTATTTTAATATCTTTAAACTCACAATCAGTAGTACTATACCCTTTTTGTTGTAGATGAGATATTAACTCACTTTTAGCATTTTCAGGAGTTACAAATTCGTCACTATATACATAACCAGCTCCTACCCTATTCCATAATGGTATATTCCAAATCCATCCATTATCCATTGCAGTGCAATCAGTTACACTAGTTAACTGGGACTCTTTATCAGTATACTGTACCCTAGTTGCCCAAGCTCTGTTATTTGGCAATATATTAGAATAATCATTAAATGGAACACCTAATGTTTCGCCCAATAATAAACTTTTAAACCCGGTGCAATCAACAAATAAATCCCCAGTGACTATTTTATTATTTGTTAATTCTAATTCTTTTATACCTGTGTTATCTGTGTTAATTTTTTGTACTTCAGCACATATGTATTCAACTCCTAACTCTTTACAAAAAATGTCTCTTAACCAAATACCTAACATAGTTGCATCAAAATGAAATGCAGTATCATTATAAAAATCAAAATTATTTAACATAGGATTATGTGTATCAATTTTATTTTGTGTTACTAATGCCATTTGCGGATACAAACAGTCAACATAATCTTTTACAGGAGTATCGGGATATAGCATTTTTTTAATAAACCAGTCTTCTCTATTATGTATGTTGCCATGAGTTTCTGTAGTTCCAAAAGGGTAGTACCACGATCCGTAATCTTTTTTATAAAAATCATTAAATTTTATTGCAAGTTTATAAGAAGCGTTAGCATTTGTAATAAGATCCTTGTCAGTAATACCCACTAGACGCATCCAAGCTCGAATACTTCCTATAGTGCTTTCGCCTACACCCACTGTAGGTATGTTAGGACTTTCTATAACTTTAATATTGACGTTTTCTAATTGTGAAGCAAGTGTAGCCGCAGTCATCCACCCAGAACTACCACCTCCTACTATTACAATATCTTTAACGTTTGTAGTCATAGGGACATCCTTTAATTTCTGCTAAACTTTTATATCTCTCTTTTAATGGTCTAAATGTATTCTTGTTACGTAGAGTATTGCATAATTTTATATCTTCCCACGGACACTGTTGCTGTTGTATTTTTACAACACTGTCACTATAAAATTTAAAATATGCAATAGCATCTCCTTTTTTAATTTCAATTTTATCTTTTAATTTTTTACATTCAAATACAATTTCAGCAGGTCTTGTCCATTTTGCAATGTCAAACTCGCCAGGATATAATGTTGTTTTATCTGTAAAATCATTGTAGTGCATGAATGCAGGTAGCATTTGCATTTGCATACTGTCTGGTGTTTGAAAAATGTTTAACCAATCAATGCCTATCATAGGATATATACTTTTTCCACGCTGATTATCAAATAAAAATCTTGTGTCAATTAAACAATCAAATTGTTCTTGATTAAGATTAGGACAGTTAATTTTTACATCACCAGTTTTTTCGTTTACATCTATTTCAATAGTAAGATCGTATGGCGCATAAAATACAAACATATTCTTTATAAAGTCAGTGTGTGCCGGACATTTTAAAACAATATTTCCTTTACGTTCGCTAACATAAGTTTTTTGTAAAGGTACTAAAATATCATGTGAGTTATCTAACAAATTAACTAAACATGCAGGATGGTCAATATCCCATTCACTACTGGTTATAAACGACCAATTAATTGATGCCATGCGTTCTTATTTCTCTTAATCTATCTAATTCAGTACTATGATGATGACCATCTAAATATCTAAACTTTTCAAATTCAACATAATTTTTAATTATAATATCTCTTGCTTTTTCCTTATCTATATCTATATTTTTTTCTATTATCTTATATCCTAATTGTATTAGAAATACTGTCCAATTAGGACCACCAAACATTGTATTATATTTTACTGTAGTAGGTAGTTGTATATTAGGATCTTTAAAATCTTCTATATAACTTAACATCTCGTCACTAGGGACAAAAAGATCTTTTACATAATTCCAAAAAGGAGTAGTTCTAGTATTATCTGCATAATGCATTGCAACAAAGTTTACACAATTTTCAAACACAATTTTCATTTGTATATTAAAATAATCAACTTCGTTTTTTGTGTAGTGATTTTCGTTTAAAATTCCGTTTAATGTACCAACTGCATAGGTCATTAGTGCTACACCTGAACTTTCTAACGGTTCAATAAACCCTGCGCTAAGTCCTATACTTACAATGTTATCGTGCCACTGATCTTCGTTATAATAAGGATCCCAATTTATAACTTTTAAATTATCTTTATCTATTCTGTTATCCCAATAATTTACAAAATAATCTTTAGCGTCATCTATATCAGTTATGTTCCTGTTGAATAGCATACCAGTACCAATTCTATCTTGTACAGGAATTTTCCAAACCCATCCATGATCTACAGCATCGCATTTGACATAAGGGTTTAGTTCATTTTCTCTATCATTGTACGGAACATGCCCTGCAATAGCAGTGTTAACAAATAAACGTTTGTCTAAATTTACACGTTTACAATTTTTTCGTAAAACTTGTTTAAACCCAGTGCAGTCAATATACAAATCGCTTTTGATTAGGTCGTTGTTTTGTAAATGTAAACAATCAATACCTTCATTTTCATTATAATCAATATTAATAACATCACTGTTTATAATAGTAACTTTGTTTTCTAACTTTTTTCTTACATAGGACACAAGTTTACCACAATCAATGTGTACAGCATAACGTTCTAATTCGGTCATGTCTACGCTGTTTTTCATACTATTTTCGTAAAACGCTGTACAATATTTTTTAAAATCTAAATCCTGAACATTTGTATATAGATCATAAAGATTCCAGTTTTGTAACATTCGATCATTGCCTTTATAAAAAGGGTGCCAAATATCTTCACCAGGTTTTTGCCAATTTGTAAAAAGTATACCTGACTTATAAGCACTTTTTATTTCTAAAAACCAATCTTCTATAGGAAATCCTGCTTCCTCAAGAAACGGCCTAAAAGTTAAAAGTGTAGCCTCCCCAACACCAATAGGTTCTGGCACTTCTTTGTCAACTACAGTAATTTTAATATGTGGTTGTCTACGGCTAAGATATGCAGCTGTTAACCATCCAGCAGTACCGCCGCCTACAATAGTAAGTGTGTTGACTTTCATATATTGTGTCCTTTGTTTAATGTACTTATAAATATTGCTATGCTTATAGTTGACGATCTGATATCAAAACCGTATCAAGAAGAAATAAAAGAAACACTTCTTGACATTAAATTTCCTTGGAGTTTTATACCTGATGTAACTAGCGCAGGGTCTGATATAAATGCACCTGCTCTTATACATAACTATAGATGGGAAAGTACTACACATAGTCCTTATTATGATATTGTTGCACCTATAGCATCTATAGGTGCAGAAGCAGTAAATTATAAATTTAATAATGTTATTCAATGTAGGAGTTTTTTACAATTTCCTTTAAGTAGTACATTTTATAATAAAGATATTGATCTACTACATATCGATTTAGATTATGAACACCTAGTTGTACTTTATTATGTTTTGGATTCGGATGGAGAAACATTAATTACAAGTAAAACATACGATCAAGAACAAGAACATTACTTAGATAAAGTTGAAGATGTAGTAATGCGTGTTACACCAAAACAAGGTAGAGCTGTAATTTTTAATGGTAAGTATTATCACACTGCACAGCAACCTAAAGACAACGTTCGTTGTATAATAAACTTTAATGTAGAATAAAATGATAGAATTTGAAGTTATAGATAATTTTTTGCCTAATGATCAGTTTGTAAAACTGTCTAGCTATCTGTTGTCTCAAGATTTTCCTTGGTTTTATACAGAGCATGTTTCGCTAGATCCTATAGATAACAATATTAAAAACAAAGAAGCAGTAGAAACAGACGGATATGCACATTTATTTTATGATAGAGATCTTGGATTAGAAGCTGTTACAAATATGGTAATGGAAGACTTTAATAATCAAATACAAAATAAATTTGGTATAACTCACAATGATATAATTCGATCAAGAGCTAGTATAAAACATCCTAAAATAGGATACACTGAAGAAAATTATAATTTACCTCATGTTGATTATTTTATACCTCATCTAAGTTTAATTTATTATCTTAATGACTGTGATGGCGATACAAGAATATTTGAAGAAAAATTTACTCCAGCGCCTCGCGGATCTAATCTAGGGATAAGTTATGATACTTTTACAGTTAAAGATAGAGTATCACCAAAAGCAAATCGACTTCTTATAATTAACGGTTTAAAATATCATACAGCAAGTAATCCTATAAACAGTAAAAGACGTGTAATTATTAATATTAATACGGAGGCAAAATGAGAATAGATCATGCATTTCCGATTCCAATAGTCACACTTGATTTAGATAAGTCAGCATTAGATGACGTACACAAAAAAGTAAATACTTACATTAGAGAAAAGATGCCTGAAAGCAAACAAGAACAAAATAAATTGCTTACTACATACTATCATGATAATAAAAACTTTTTAGGAACAATAAATGCTATTCCTATATTAGAAGAAATTAACAAACATGTAAGGGGATTTTTAGAATTAAGAGGATTAAATCCTGAGTGTTATGTTGAAATTACTAGTTGGTTACAAATAAATCAACCAGGATCTTTGTTTAACAGACACGATCATTACGGAGCAATAGTAAGTGGAGTATTTTATCTAGAAGTTCCTGAAAATTCTGGAAATTTAAAATTTCATAATCCGCTAGAACCAAGACGTGCATCAGATGTTTTTTTTGATAGAATAAGAAAAGAAGAAAATCAGTATAATTACGATTTTATTGAATATGCTCCCAAAGTAGGCGAAATGATAATGTTTGAATCTTGGCTACAACACAGTGTAGAGATTAATAAATCAAATAAAGATAGATTATCTGTTTCGTATAATGCTTGGGCAGATGTAGACGATACAGCAAAAAAATTACGTAACGAAAGGAATGATCATGGATCCTAGTGTTGAAATGTGGTTTCCGGTAGCTATATACAAAGACACTGGAATTATATCTATAGAAGAAAATACAAAGATTTATAATCGTGGTTTAGAATTACAGAAAACTGTTGCTAACGGAGGTAAAGAGTGGTACGGTGACACATACAATACACACGATACTTTTGATTTAACCAACGATGAAATATTTCATCCATTATTAGATCAAATTACAGCCCATGCACACAATTTTGCCGAAATGCACGGATCAACATCTAAACTAACTATGTCAGGAGCCTGGCTCAATATTAATTCTGAAGGCACATTTCAAGAGTTTCATACACACAACAATGCAATTTTTAGTTGTGTATATTGGGTAGCAGCCCCTGTAGGATCAGGAAAATTAATTTTTGAAGATCCTAAAGAACCTGATATGCTACAAATTAGAGATATCAAATCAAGAAATAGTTTGAGTTTTACACGTATAGGATACGAAGCAGAGGAACGTAAAATACTTATTTTTAGATCTTATCTTCGGCATATGGTAGAGCCTTGTAAAAATAAAACTCCTAGAATGAGTATTGCAGTAAACTATAGTTAATGTATAATAAATTTGAAATAAATCCTAACTATAAAGTTATCGAGGAAACCTTTAAAGATAGTAAAATTTACTATGTTGATGAGTTTTATAAAAATCCTGACGAATTAGTTTCTTATTTACTAACTCAAGAAAAACCAGATCTACACAAAGCAAATGATACTCCTAGTTATAACGGTGTACATTTTTTAGACTACAGACATGATTTTATTAATTATGATGTAGAGAAAGTTTCGGATGAACTAGCAAAAGTTTGCGGACAAAGGTGTCTACCTCCACATAGGGGTGTTGTAGCAACAAACTGTACAAAATTTATTGACAAAGACTTCAATAATTACAAAGAAAATTATTGGGTACCTCATGTTGACTTTGAAGGATATATTGGAATAATTTATTTAAATCCTACTACCGATCAAGGCACAAACTTGTACGAACGACTAGAACAAGATGTTTATGATGGACCTGAACATTACGAACCGTGGCGACCTGCAAGCAAATACAAATTAATAAAAACACTTGAAGGCAAATTTAATAGAGCAATTCTTTTTGATGCTGAATATTTTTTACATGGCATGAGTGTTACTAACGATGAATTTTTTAAAATATTTAGATTAAATCAGGTACTATTCTTTAGCCCGTAATCTTGCTAAAAATTCTTTATGTCCTATCATAACCTTATTCATACCCAATATTCTACGTTCTTCGCGAATGCCGTCAGCAAGTTTTCTGTTTTCATCACTCAACATATCGTATTCAGCAAGAAGACTGTTGCGATCAAACAATTCTAACCCTGCTAAAATTTGTATAAAATGCGGATCTTTAAATAATGCATAGCTACCAGTATGAATAAAATCTTCTAGTATAGGTAAGTTATTTTTCCAATGATCTAACCAATCAGATAAATCTTCTGGTAATGGTACATTTTTTATATCTTTCCAAAATTGGTTGTGGTCTTTATTTGTAACGTAATGCAGTGCAACAAAATCTCTAATATTATGCATCACAATTTCTATTTGTTTGTTGTATTCGTCAATTGATTTTTTAGTATAGTTTGGAAGTCGATGCATAAGTAAAAATGCTTGATTAATGCTAGTGCCAATACTAGTCGCCTCTAAAGGTTCTACAAAACTTGCACTTAACCCTATTGCACAACAGTTGTTTATCCATACTTTATCTAATGCACCTGGATCAAACTTAAGATGTTTACCAACATTTATTTTTTTACCAAGCAATTCTTCTACTTCTTGCTGTGCTTGATCAGCAGTTATGTAATCACTGTCAAAAATATATCCGTTGCCGCAACGATCCCAAACTGGAATAGTAAACATCCATCCATAATCCATTGCTCGCGCAGTAGTCCAAAGATCAATTTCTTGCTTTTGTTCTGTAGGAAATACAATAGCAGATTTCATCTTTAAATATTTGCTGTAACTATTCCACTTTGCTCCTAATTTATTAATTAATAAACGTTTGAATCCAGTACAATCAATAAAAAAGTCACTAGCATAGTTTGTTTTCTCACCTACAATATAACTAATATCGCCTTGAGTGTCTAAAACAACATCTTTTATCTCGTCATCTAGTATGTTAATACCTTTTTGTTCTGCAATTAGATGCAAATAATCATTAAGTTTTTGTGTATTAAAATGAAACTGATTGTAAGGACTGCCGTTATCTAAATGCCATTGGTCAACTGTATTTTCCCATGTGCCTAAAGGATTTAATTCTTTGTTTGACCAGTCGTGTGAAATAACTTTACCGTAGTATGTTCTATATTGGCCGTTTATAATTTCATGTTCAGGACCTATGCTGTGTAAATAATCCTTATCGTGCCAATTTTGAAACATAATGCCGCTTTTAAATGTTGCATCACAATTTTTTATAATATCCTTAAAATTCAAACCTATATAATTCATAAATTCGTTCCAGTGTTCGGTACTACCTTCACCTACACCAATAATTCCTATTTTTTCAGAACGAATTATTTGTATTTTTTTACTAGGAAATCTAGTTTTTAATATCAAAGCTGCAACAAGTCCAGCTGTGCCACCTCCTACAACTGAAATTTTTTCTAGTTTATTCAATTTCTAACTTCCTTAAAATTTTACTTATAAATATCTTTATGCAAAATATACATTTAGAACATCACCCAATGTTTGTAACCTCTGCTTATGTTACTTATGTCAAGGACATCAACAACAGTAAAATAACTGAGCATGTAAACTATTTAGATAACAATGTACCTAATGTTAGACGTCAACGTAGTAATGCAGGAGGATTTCAAACTACTGATATCTATCCAATGCCATTTGACTTTGATGAAACAGAAAACCTGTTTGCACAATGGATACAACCAGCAGTTGGTACAATATTAAATGGATGGAATGTACCACATGATATTAATAGCTTTAGTTATTGGTATAATTTAAATCCAAAATTTACCTATAACAGAGAACACATACATGCTAATTCCTTAGTAAGTGGTGTTTACTATATTAAAGTTCCTAAAGATAGTGGTAGGATAGTTTTTAATCGTAGTACCAACGAATACGATCGTATGCATAACATACAGTCTATATACGCAGAAAATGATACTCAGGTTAATAACCCAGAAACTAATAATACACATTGGTATTATCCTGTAGAAGGTATGCTAGTACTATTCCCTAGTCACGTAAGCCACTATGTAGAGCAAAATGTCACAGAAGACGAAAGTGATAGTCGAATATCACTTAGTTTTAATTTTTAAATCTATATTTGTGAAATTCTTCACTAGTCATACAATATGACATAGTATTATACCATTCATCTTGCATATCTAACAGCGCATTCTTTATATCATCTTCAGAGTGTCTTTTATTTAGATCATCAAGTGCAATTTTTTCATCAATTAACCCTATTTGATACATGACATGACTATACAAAGGTCCTCCTCCGCTTCCATAATATGTAGGGAAATCATATCTACTAGGAATTCTTGACTTAGAACTGTTTATAAGTGTTTTGTTAAAGTCTGTTGCAGAGTTATTAGTAATATATTTCCAAAAATCTGTATCTGTTCGGCCGCCCATATAATGCATATTTAAAAAATTCATATAGTCGTCTACAGATTTTGCATTAGTTTCATTATATATTTTTTGAGAATATTCATTACAAGTATCTTCAATTGTGTTTTTTAAAAATTGTTTACTAAAAATTTGTGTTTGCACAACAGTATGATGTATTGCTGTAGCTTCCATTGGCTCTAAAAATTGAGAACTTAGTCCGTTAGCAAAACAATTCTTAATCCAAGATGTCTTTAATCTACCTGCATCAAATTTTACTACTTTTATAGGCTCTATTTTATGCCCATATGCTTTTTCTACTTCTTGTATAGCATCATCTACACTTATAAAGTCATCAGAAAAAACATAACCATTGCCTCTTCGGTGGGCAAGTGGTCCTCTCCATATCCAACCATTGTTTTGTGCCCAGGCTGTTGTGTATAATTCAGGATATTCATTAGTTTCATACTGAGTAAAAAATGGTATTGCTGTATTAACTGGTAAATGTTTTTTATAACTTACCCAGTTGTTTTCTTTTAACTCTCCTATTAGTACTTTTTTAAATCCGCTACAATCAATAAAAAAGTCTGCATTTATATCTGTTTGGTTAGATAAACTTAAAGAGTCTATAAAACCTTTGTTATCAAGATTAACTTTAGTAACTTCTGTGTCTAATAATTTTATATTTTTTAATCCCAGGCAATGATTTTTAAGATATTCACTGCTTTTCATACCGTCTATATGTAATGCGAAATTATAATCTACAAAATCTTCATCATTTTTATGAAATAATGTAAATTTTCTATCAAGAAAATTACCTAGACGACTAATTTTGCCAAGTTCTTTTCTTGGTAAGTTGTTTATCCCCCAATAAAAAAATAAATCTTGATCTAATCCACTTGTAAAACTTCCATCTATAGGTGCTGTATAATAATCTGAATTAGAAGCCCAGTTTATATGCCTTATAGCATATTTTGGAGTAGCATTTGTTTTTAGCATGAAGTCTTTTAAGGATAATCCATACCGCCCGTCAAACAAATTAGTAAAATAACCAGTTGTACTTTCTCCTACTCCTATAATACCTATTTTTGAAGATTCTATTACTGTAAAGTTGTGATTAGGATGTTCGTGAGCTAAAATTAGTGCTGTTGTCCATCCAGCAGTGCCGCCACCAACTATAGTAATTTTCATTTACGTATTCCTCTAAAATATTCTATAAATTCTTTATATGTATAGCACTGTTCGGTAGAATGTTTCCACTGTTTCTTTAATTGGTAATGACTTTCTTGCGTAATTTCGTATATATTACCTTCTGGAAGATCAAAATCAATTTCAGATCCTGCAATATCTTTATTTAACGCATTTATGCCTTCGAGTACATAACTGTAAAGCGGCCATCCAGCCGCGCCTTGATAATGCGGGAAATCGTTAAATGTTGGTGTTTTAGTTTTACACATAGCTAACAGTTCTTTAACAAACTCTGTTTGAGTTGCTCCTGTTTTTATGTACTTCCAAAATTCACTATCGTCTCGGCCGCCCATGTAGTGCAATACTAGGAAGTCTTTTACATCGTCGTATAATTTTCTTGTTCTCTTATTATAAATTGCCATGCTTCCTTCGTTAACAGTGTCTTCAAATGTAGGTTTTAGATACTCTAAGAATAAGTTATTAGCTTGCACGATAGTAGAATGAATACTAGTTGCTTCTAGTGGTTCTAAAAATGCACTGCTAAGTCCAATGGTAACACAGTTCTTGATCCATGCTGATTCCTGTCGTCCTGAATCAAATTTTATTATTCTAATAGGATCAATCTCTTGACCTAGTATAGTTTCAATTTCTTCTTGCGCCTTTTCTGAAGTAGTAAAGTTATCGTCGTATACATATCCGCAACCTTTTCGATCTAGTAACGGTATTTGCCACATCCATCCAGCCTTCTGAGCCCAGGCGGTTGTATAAGGTTCTGGTATCTCGCCTTCTTTGTACTTTAAGTGGAATGGCATTCCGGTATTAAGGGGTAAGTTCTCTTTAAAACTTACCCATTTACTCGGAAGATGTTTCATTACTACACGATTGAATCCTGAACAATCAATAAAAAAATCACCGTCTAATGTTTGTTGGTTAGATAACACTAAACTTTTGACAAATCCTTTATCATCGAGTTTTACATCTAGCACTTCGGTATCTATATGTTTAGTATTAGGTCTGCGAAGTGCAACTTTTTTAAAATACTGTCCGGCTAAATGTGCATCTATATGATATGCATGATTTGAGTCGATAAACTCTTTTTTAAATTTATTAAAGTTACTTAGTTCGTTATAAATCCGATAGCCGCAACAAGAAAGATTTAACATTTCTTTTCTTTGTAGTTTGTTGACTCCAAAATTAAATAAACAGTCTGGTATTGCACTAGTCGTATGGGTGCCATCAATTGGCCCTATATAATAATCGTCAATATTTTTAGTCCAACCCTTGTGTTTAATTGCATATTTTAATGTAGCACCGGTTTCTTTTATAAACTCGTTTTGGTCACAGCCATAATTTGATGCCCAATTAAGTAATACATCGGTAAAATGTCCTGTAGTACTTTCGCCTACACCAACCACACCGATTTTACTGCTTTCAATTACAGTAACTTCGTGATTAGGATGTCTTGCACTAGCAATTAATGCAGTTACCCAACCTGCTGTGCCACCACCTACAATTACAATTTTCATTAAAAATCCTCACAATTATGCATATGTAAATACCACTACCACTCGTCTTTCTTGCAATGCTGGATATTTATGAGCATGATAACACCCTTTAAACTGTGATACTTGCCATTTTTGTGCTGGTAATTCGTTCCAGTCGTTAAGTTCTTCGTTCCATACTAGTGTAGGAGCTGTCGGATTATCTGTCAAATATAGTAACCAGTTATAATGATGCCAAGTATGATCTTCATGTGGCACTGTTATAGCATTTTCGCCATTATACCAATTACAATTTACATTAGCTCTAAAAATATTGTGGTAAGATTTATTATTTTTACTCATCCAGTTATGAAAAATTTCAAAAAAGAATTCTGCATATCCGTCACTATAATCTTCAGTTGGTCTATCAGTATGTTTAATATGTTCTTCTTCAGTTCTACGTAGAAGCGAATGGCTTAAGAAAGGACCATTCACATACGATCCTTGTTTTATTTTTTCAGGAGTATTTTCAGGCGGAATATAAGTTGTTTGTTTACCTACATAGTACCAAGGAAAATGAAATCCTAAAACATCATTTTCAATAATTGCTTTGTGTGGGTCGCTAAGTAAACCATCTGAGTATGTTGTATCGTTTGGTAAAATCATATATATATTTAACGATAAATGGCACATAGCATAGGAAATACGAATCAAAAAAATATTAAATAGTAATGTACGTAGATAAGTAAATGTGTATGCTAAACGGAGGAAAGAAATGAACACAGAAAATTCAAGCGGATTTACACAGCCAGCTATGGAACGCACCGAATTAGATAAACCAGAACAAGAAGCAAGTTTACAGATTACTTCAGTAAACTTTAATCCCCTTTTTGACGCCGAAGAAGTTAAGACTATATGCGAAAATACTATTGATGAACTTTGGATGCCTATTAAAGTTATGGGCAACGAAGACCTGCATAAAGGATTTAGACAAAAGTTAAGAGGGGATGTTGCAGCTTTTCCTTTTGATAAGATTAGAGATATAACAAAGGCTGCAAACGATCAAATTTACAATTTTGATTTATTAGGGATTATTGATCAAGATTTCCCACAAGTCTATAAATATACTGAAGAATGTTACTATAAAACTCATATTGATTTAAATGTTCTTGCACCTACAAGAAAAATTACTTGGATAGTAAATTTATCAGATGAAGATGAATACGAAGGTGGAAACGTTTCGTTTTTGAATGTTGACACAAGTGAAGTAAATACTAACGCAAAAGGATCAATCTTAATTTTTCCTTCTTTTATACCTTATAGTATTGACAATGTTACTAAAGGTGAAAAGAAATTTATTGTTGGTCATGTACATGGAGCTGTTTTCCGTTGATATTAGATTATGATTATTGGTATTTTGAAAAAGCAATAGATCCAAAACTCTGTGATGCTATAATCCAGAAGGGTCTTGCAAAAATGAAATTGCAAGAAGAGCAATTTGGCAAAGAAGTATCTGTTGCTACTACAGGTGGTTGGCAACACAAAGGATCTCAAGGTCACAAAGAAGCAGTAAACGACAAATCTATTGAAGAATTAAAACAAGAAGGATTAGATCCTTCTGAAGCGTATGTGAGAGACTCAAATATTACATGGCTTGACGACGAACCTTTATTTAATATGGTTCAGTCTTTTGTTCGTGAAGCCAACACCCAAGCAGGTTGGAACTTTGATTGGGATTATACCGAAGAATTTCAATTTACAAAATATGGTGTCGGACAATTTTATGGATGGCATGTTGATATGGGATCAAAACCATACCGTGAATTTAAACCTCAAGAAGATAAATGGAAATTTAACCCTGACGGAACTCCTATGTTAGATACATTTGGTAATCCTTTAACAGAAGACAATTTAGCAACTTCAAACCCTAGCTTAATTGGCAAGGTAAGAAAGTTAAGTGTTACAATTAGTTTAAATAAACCTGAAGAATACGAAGGTGGCAATTTAAAATTTGACTTTGGACCACATTCCGATGAAAGATTTCACGAATGCACCGAAATTAGACCACAGGGTAGTGTCATAGTATTTCCATCACATGTTTACCACCAAGTAACACCGGTTACAAAAGGTACAAGGTATAGCTTAGTAGGTTGGAACTTAGGATACCCGTTTAGATGACAAATTCGAAACTTTTTAAAGATAATTATTACGTAGATTGTAAATCAGTTATACCTAAAGACCTGTGCAATCTGGTATCTAAGTACTGTTTAATGAGAGAAGAAAATAAGTTAGATGCACCTGAGGACGCAGACGGTCAAGTACCGTTTTCACATAGTGTGTATGGTGATACCCTAATGGAAACGTTAGAATTTTTCTTGCTACCGCATATGGAATCAAATACTGGACTACGACTAGCTCCTACTTACAGTTATTATAGAGTATATAGGCCTGGAATGGAACTTGAAAGGCACAAAGATAGAGAAAGTTGCGAAATAAGTACTTCTGTGTGCTTTGGCATACAGTACAATGATGTTGATAAAGATTACCATTGGAGTATGTATGTTGATAAAGACTCGAATCATACACCTAAGTTAGGAAATTTTATAAGTGCAGGTAATTCAGGCATTTCGGTACAACAGTCGCCTGGCGATATTTTAATATATAGGGGTGTAGATATAGAACATTGGAGAGACCCTTTTGTAGCAGGAATAAATAGTTATCATGTACAAGGATTTTTTCATTATATAGATAAAGACGGACCGTTTTATCCTGAATGGGTATATGACAAACGTCCTAGATTAGGCTATAAAGAATTTTAGATTTTGTATAAATACTATTGTAATTAAAGGAGTTGGAATGGCTATTAAAAATGTCCCCGCAAGCGATGTAGTTGCTGTTCAAGATGCATCTTATGTGATGGGTGTAGAAGAAGTTTGGTGTCGTATTAAATTTACAGACTGTGTAAACTTTTGCGAATACTACGCATCACCAGATTCAGATGAACCTCTTTCAGTAGAGCTTCATACAAAATTAAATAACGGTGACTACGGTGAATTAACGCACGGAACTGACAGCTATCGTACACAGCCAAAAAGTCAGACAGAGTTAGAAGCAGAAGTAAAAGCTACTAGAAATCAGCTATTGCTAGAATCAGATTTTTCAGGTTTACCCGATGTATCTGCAGCAATGGATGCTAGTAAAAGATCCGAATGGTCCACTTATAGAACAGCGTTACGTGACCTACCAGCTCAAACTAGATTTCCTTGGGATCCTGTTTGGCCAACTAAGCCATCGTAAACCACAAACCATTACCCACAATAAAATACTAATATAAATACCTTGCAATGTTGTTACAAAGGAGAAGATAATGCAGGTATTTGAACCTATACGAGATAGACTTCTTGTAAAAAAAGTCGAAGAC